TTTTCTTTTCCTCATAGATCCAGTTCCTTTCTTATGTAATCAATCAGCTTTAAGATGATAAAGCCAGCGCAGTAGATTATCGAAAGAATCAGCCAACTGTAAAGAATAAACCAACTGATTGCCCACACGATGTCTTTAAGCTCCAGTAGGCAAAGCATAGTCATTCTCCTGTAGTTTGCGCAGTAGCGTCCGATTGTCGATCCTTACTCCGCTGGCTCTGCACCACCAGCCAACCGTTCCATTCTTAAAATCTCGCAGTAGCTTCTGCACCTCATGGGAGTTCTTGTACTCCAGCGCATCGTTGAGTGGCACGCCTTGGTGATCCTTAATGATCTTCATGCCCTTAACCATCCCTCGCTTGCGTAGCATCCGCAGATCACGGATGGCTTGCAGCGCAACCTCTCCAGCCAACTGCTGCAACCTTTCGTCATAATCACCACGACAAAGGTGCGTGGACCTCACCTACCCAACTCCACCAGCTTCGCTTCGTCTTCTTTAATCTGGCCAGCTAACTTAACCAGATCGTTTGATTGGCCAGCGTAATGAATAATCATCGCGTCCTTGTAGCGGTCTAAACCAAAGTGCGACTCCACACTCGTCATGCAATTAAAGGACGGGTCAAGCTCGGTTAGCGGGATGTTCCACAAGTGCGCCATCACGTTGAGCCAAGTCTGCTCGGCGAAGTGATTGGGGTGCAGGCCGATTGGGGGCATCGACAAGATACCCACGGCCTTAGTGTGAACTACGAATACGCCAGTATTGACGTAGAACTTAGGCTCGATCATCCCGCCGAAAGCTCCAGCCAGTTTGACCATCTCTGGCTTGCGATCCAGATAAGCTCCTTCGTCAAAGGCGCAGAACACCCCAGCGTCATCGGAAAGCTTGGGGCAATCGGCTGTAATCAAAACATCAGCGTCAACGAATGTCACTTGGTCATAGCCCTTAGTGGCCATGATGTTTCCGATAGCAGACTTAGAATATTGCATCGGGTGGGTTAGGGGTTTGTCAATTAGAATGAAGTCGCAGTTGTGACGCTTGCAGTACGCCTCCATGCGTGGCCTAGTCAGATCAAGAATCTTTTGCCAGTCCTCACCAAACGATTGTGTTACCATTGCTTGTTTCATTTTTTGCCCCTTCCGCTAGGTTTAACTTCTTTCCATACATCAAACTTGTCATCCAGTTCGACCGACCAAAGCATCAGCGTCTTGTATAGTCCGTATCCAAGACCCATACGTAAAAGCGTACAACTTATTATGTCACCCAAAAAGTAGAGCAGCCATGACAGGGCAAGCTTCATTTGTCGCTACAATCGTAGTCTTCCCAGGTGACGCTCCTGCAACCCTTGATTGCCTCGTCCCTAGTCTCAAAGGTATCATAGTGCGACCAATCCTCTTCTCTGCCTTCGCCAGACTCGTCAATGTAGACCGCCCACTCTGGCCTGCCGTCATCATCAAACTCTTTTTTAATCCACATCATAATCTTGGTACTTCTTTCTTTATTTGAGCCAACACAAACAATGTTCTTACCAGCGCACGCTCCAAGTGGTCAACACTTGTTTCACCGTTATTATCAGGACAAGGCGAGGACTTGTGCAATTGCATCTGCGCTGTAGCTAGGTGACGAACAGCGCGCGCAATATGGTAATCGTGAGTTGGCCGATCCTTCTCCAGCCAATCGCCGTAACCAGACTTGTCAGAACCCTTACCCATCACGCGCCACACAATCTCCTGCGCAGCGTTACCCATCTCTTGGATTGTTGGTGCAGTCATTTTGCAAGCCTCCTATAGAATTGGTCTAGTAATCCCTCTAGCCATAAGACATCTAATGGGTCGATCATAATTTCATCCCAGGAGGCGTGTAGCCCTTGACCCAAGCCCATACTTTCTGCATAGCGCAGAAGGCAATACCAGCTTGGTAGAGTTCGTCTTCGTCCCACTGATGATGCTCTATGTATTCTGGATCATTGGATGCCAGAACAACTGAGACGCAAGCTGCTTTAGGATTCTCGCTTGCATTTCTGTAAGCCCAAAGCTGCTGCCCATCGTGCGGATAAAAGGGTGGCGTGTTGTACTTCTTGTTAACCTTACGATTCTTTAGGTCAATGATAGCGTCACCAATACCCCGTAGCTTGACGTAGGCATCGCATCTTCCAGCATACCCCGCGCCAACAAGACCCTTTTCGCACCAGTAGGTTTTCTCAACATTCTTTTCTGCCCACTCGCTGAATGTTTTGATGTATGGAGCAAGTGCCTCATCTCTGGATACAGGTCTTCCAAGTAGGATGTTCTCCAACTCAACGTGCATGGCTGTCCCGTGCAACGCTGCTTTGGTTGTTTGTTCTTTACTGTCTTTAACGACTCTTTTCGCATATTCACCAAGATCCTCTCCTTCCTCTCTTGGGAGAGTCAATGCAGACATTATGGCCTGCTCAATTCTCCAAGAGACAAGTTGCTCTTTATGTAAAATTCCTTGGACGCTAGTAACCGATGGCAACAATCCCATCTTGCGTGCGTCAGCAACAGTAGTGTTTCTTTCCTTCCCATTCTTCCCAAGAATAACGTGGGCAGATCGCCCCTCGGCATCGTACCAGTGGCCGCTGCTTTCAACAGTGACCAATCTGGAATTAGCCGAGGAGCTATCCCACTTACTTGTAATAGTAAGTGCCATATAACCTAGAACGGCATAGCGTTGCCGTCTGCGTCAACCTCGGCCTTGATGGCCGTAGACTTGCCCGCAGCGGTCGCAAACTCTTTGGAAGCGCGGATCTTCTCCTGCAACCAATCGGGCATATCGTTGAACTGCCCAGCCTCACCCTGCTCGATCTCGTAGTACAACTGATCGTTGGTGGTGGTAGCTGGTGCTTTCATGCCCTTGGGCAGCTTGGACGCACCCGCAATGGCGCAATACTGCCGACCCTGCTGGCTGGTCTTGTGGATCAGCGTGAGCATGGCTGGCTTACCAAGAAGGTTCTTCAAGCTGAACGCTTGTAGTTCCTTGGAGGTAAAGGTCTGGCCTCTCCACTGCTCAAGCAGTTTCCGCAAGCTTGCTTTCTCGCCAAGGCTGCGGGTCTGCTCGATGGAAACGACCATAGGCTTTTGGACTGTGGTGCGTTTGCCATTCTCCTCGACCTCAAACTCATCGGTTTGATCGGGCAACTCAAAGGTCAAGCGGACTTTTGGTGTCCACTTCTCTTGGTTGTCCCAATTCGTTTTCTGGTGGCCTAGATCAACTAGGCTATACAGAACGCCAACAGTTGCGCCAGCTTCGGGCAACTTGCGTTCCATTTTCTGCGATTCACTTATGGTTAATGCCATTGTAGTATCTCCTTTATTTGTTTGGGTTTAGTTTTGGTTGTATGTATGGGGTAAGTTCTTCTTGATTGTGTACCCAAAATCCAGCACCGACTGTGGTTGACATAGGATTGCTGGGTACATATTCGATCTTCACATTGGAAGGCGCGATCTGTCGAGCTAATTCACACACGCTGTCGGCGGTTAAAATAACAAGCCATTCCTTGCGACCATTACGGCGGAAGAATACAGATGGTATCTTGCCCTTGGGACAATCACGCTTGGATTGCTCCATCCACTCTTCGGGTTTGAGTGCTTGGCATCGCTTGCCCTCGATATGAAAAGGAAAGTTCTCGCAGACTACATCACCGCTACCGCCCTCTGGATTGCCTGCGTATTGGGCGGTCCTTCTGGCCTTTTGCCAGCCCTGCTCCCGCAGGTAGTTTGCTAACTCGCGCTCACCCGCTGCGCCTTTAGCCCGACTATTGATTTTGCCCATCCATCGGGTTTAGCTGTCAACCCGCGATGGTGTCGATATATATTTTAATCTATTTCAGTTACGCCAAGTCTTATTAGCTCTGCTAATATCCTCATTAAATCGTCTAATCATTGCCATCATGGTTAGCTTCTCGACAATTTTCTTATTCTTCTTGACCCAAGCCACAGCCTCATCGAAGGATTCTGCATCCTTCAGCCCTTCCTCGAACTTAGCCCAAGCCTCTTTCTCGTTCACAAGCTTTGGAATACACGCCAGTTCTGGCCTGTCGATGGACAAAGTTTAGTTGTTATGCTTTTGCACTTGGCAATTGGCAACAGCCAGAACAGATCATCGTTCATGCCCCAGCAGGCCACATAATCCACGCCACTGATGGCGCGCTTTGGGATATTAAATCCATTGCCACTGCTGGTAGTGAAGCGGTACTTGGTGCGCCCTTGTTCTATGGCTTGGGCGGTCTTAACCTGGATGCGGTAAAACTTATTATTCTTCTCCGCCACCACATCGTACCCAGCAAAATCCTCGTATGGCGTAAGCACGTTATACCCGCACCGCAGCAACGCGCCAGTAACGCGAGCTACCCCAACTGCTCCAACTTGGCGTGACGATAATTTCATGCTTGACGGCTTTCGGTTTGTGCTAGAGACTTTTTACATGAAAGCAATAACAATGATAACACTGACGGCGATGCTGATGGCATCGGTGATGGCGGATGAACTGGATGATGTATCTGGTGGAGTTTATGATTCTGGCTCGGCTGTGTTTAGTGGTGGCAAAGGATTGGCAATTACACAGCACGGATTGTTGGTTGAGGATGGGATTCTTACCCTAACTCCAAAAGGTATTATATCTCGTTGCGGAGATTTTTATTATGGGAATGGTCAAATTGCCACAAAAAGTGGATATTTATTTTATGGTTCACAGGGAATAAAGGTTCAAGACGGAAACTATTATAGCGGAAAATCTGGTTCGACATATATTTTCTCAAATAATAAGTCTAAATAATTAGCCTTGCCCAAAGGTTGACAATCTATTCCTAATCCTAGC